CAAGTACCAGCTACGGTTGTATGCGGCGCGGTGGTCATTGGGGCGCTCGGTATTGAGCTTCTCTGAAAGCCGCCAACCCTCGGAAAAGTCACCCATCTTGCCAGCCGCCACTTGGAGGTCTAGGTCATCCAACTCAGGCATCGTACGTGCGTTGTCATTCCAAAACTCTGGTTGACAGAATTGGTTGTAGTGGTGCTTTAACAGGTCTTTGGACTTGTCATTGTGCTGTTTAGCCAAGACTGGCTTGACATCGTGCATACCAGCGTAGCCGTGTAGGTTCTCGTCGTCTTCCTTGACCGATGAGCCGTCGATGTTGGAGAAGTCGTAGGCGTATGGCTCCAGACCCAAAAACTCATGGATGCGGTCTAACTGACCCTTTGGATCAGCAAGGAGTTCGTCATACACAACAAACAGGAAGTTGTCTGGCATGGCTCTGTAGCCTGCGTCCAAAGACAGGTAAGCCGCCTTCAGGTGGTCAGCCAACTGTCCAGAGTACATGAATTTATCTAGGTCATCAGGCTTTGCCACACGCACAAAAGAGGCCATGCAGTCAGGCACAGGGCGCACAGTAGCGATTACCTTACAAGGACGATTCAGCACCTGAGCCATAGCACCCATAATCTGGGGGATAGGCCATCCACGGGACTTGTCAATGATGACTGGCTTGTCCGTGTCTTCGTAGAAAGCGTCGATACAGCCACGCATTGTCTGCGCCAGCTTCTTACGCTCAGGATCGTTCTCGTTTAACAGGCCAGCCGAGTGCCAAGTGTTGGCAAGCCCATCAAGGGCGTGGACAAGGCCAGATGTCGTAGAGACGTGGGTTGCGGGGTTCTGGTTCAGGATAGCCGCCAAGACGGTAGAGCCTGAACGTGGAATGCCAGAGAGGAAGTGTAGTGTTTTGTTCATAGGTTTATTTTATATCAGGAGGCGGTGATGGCAAGTAAGTAATAAAACCCCGAGCCTAATTTAGACCAATTAGTCAATGACCCAACTTGTTTAGGTGACGAATAACCAGTTACGTTGCCAAGACCTAGCTCACCATCAGTATTCTGACCCCAAGCCCAAAGAGTTCCATCTGTTTTAGTGGCGGCAGTAAAATATCCACCGCCTACTATGCTTAACCAATTTGTCAGCGCACCAATTTGTTTTGGTGAGGAGTAATTGGTGGTGTTGCCAAGACCCAATTGACCATACTGGTTTAGTCCCCAAGACCAGATAGTGCCATCGGTTTTAAGTGCAATACTACTACCTGCCTCAGTTTTTACACTAGACCAAGCCGTTAAAGCCCCAATTTGCTTGGGTGATGAATAATTAGTTGTATTGCCAAGGCCAAGCTGTCCATAATTTGTAAATGGCCCTCCACCCCATGACCAAAGGGTTCCATCGGTTTTAACTGCCAAAGAATGGTAATTGTTGGCTGATATTTTTGACCAGTTAGTTAAAGCACCTACCTGTTTAGGAGAAGAATAATTTGTTAGATTACCCAACCCAAGTTGACCAACCTGAAATACACTGCCTCCCCAAGACCAAAGAGTGCCGTCAGTTTTAATTGCTAAACTATATTGCCCACCACCAGCTATTTGATCCCACGTAGTAAGGGCACCAATTTGTTTTGGGGATGAGTAGTTGGTTGTATTGCCCAGACCCAACGCACCATAAGCATTTGCGCCCCAAGACCATAAGGTTCCGTCTGTTTTAACAGCTAAACAAAAGTTTTGTCCGCTTGATATTTTAGACCATGTGGTTAATGTGCCTACCTGTGCTGGGCTAGATCTGTTGACTGTATCACCAAGACCCAACTGCCCTGAACTGTTAGTGCCCCATGACCATAAAGTCCCATCTGTTTTTACCGCAAAACTTGAAGATTGAAAACCAGATACAACAGACCAATTTGCCAATGATCCCACTTGCTTGGGAGAAGAATATGAGTATACGGTGTTGTTAAGACCAAGTTGACCAGCAGAGTTTAAGCCCCACGCATAAAGTTTTGGCCCAACAACAGGCCAAGTCCCTGCCGCTATAGCAGAGTTCACCTGTTGCATTGTCCAGATGCCTGAGTATTGGGTTCCGTCGTATGTTATTGGCATATTAGTACTTAAGTGCTGCAACATTGGAAATCCCACCAACTGGGGCTATGTTCCAATTTGTTAAAGAACCAACTTGTTTTGGCGAGGAATAATCTGTTGTGTTGCTTTGCCCTAATTGACCATAATTATTTTGACCCCAGCCCCATAATGTTCCATCTGTTTTAATTGCAATAGTAAATCGAAAAGGAACATTAACATCTTTCCAAGTAGTTAACGATCCAACTTGTTTTGGTGAAGAATAGTATGTAATGTTACCTAAACCAAGTGTTCCATAAAAATTGTAACCCCACATCCATAAAGTTCCATCGGTTTTAATTGCCGCCATAGCCTCCATATTGCCTGCAATTTTGCTCCAAGTAGTTAAAGAGCCCACTTGCGTTGGAGATGATCTACTTGTTCTATCATTAAGACCAAGCTGACCAAAACCGTTATAACCCCATGTCCACATTGTTCCGTCTGTTTTGATTGCTATAGCCGCATTACTACCATATCCACCACCTGTTAATTTTAACCATGTAGTTAAAGATCCTACCTGCTTAGGTGAAGAGTAATATGTTGTGTTTCCAAGACCGAGTTGACCGTCTACGTTATAGCCCCAAGACCACAATGTTCCATCTGTTTTAATTGCTAAACAAGTTCTACCAAAATTACATATAGAAAGCCAATTTGTTAATGATCCAACTTGTTTGGGGCTAGAATACTTTGTTCTGTTTCCAAGACCCAATTGTCCTGAATCGTTTCTTCCCCACGACCATAAAGTACCATCAGTTTTAATTGCTAAAGCACTGCCCTGAAAATAACCTGTACTTATTTTTAACCAACTGGTTAATGCGCCAATTTGTTTTGGCGAAGAATATGGCGTAATGTTTCCAAGACCAAGACCTCCATTGCTATTAATTCCCCACGACCAAAGCGTGCCATCAGTTTTAATTCCATATGTTGCATAACCTGATCCTGCAAGCGTAAGCCAATCTGTCAATGACCCAACTTGTTTTGGTGATGAATATGACGTTGTATTACCAAGACCAAGTGTTCCATAAACGCCTCGCCCCCAAGTATACAAGTTATAAGTATATATAGGGGCAGGAGTCGCCAAAGGATTAAACCCCGGCTTAACGATACTTCCTAAATTGTATTGGCGTATGCTCACTGGCTACTCCAATTTTAAGAGGCGATGGATTCGTAACTGATTGTGTATGTGATGCCGCTGGCAGTACCCGATGTCACCACGATGGATGAATTCTCCATAAGGTAGATTGCCGTTGTCTTGTCCACAGCGATCACAGACGCACTGGCTGGCACTGCAATCGTAGAGATGACAGGGTAGGCCGTACCGCTTGAAGGGGCAGAGCCTTGAGCCTGAGCGCCGTTGCTGTAGATCGCCACTGTTGCATTGACTGCACTTGTGCCGTTGACGTTTGCGCAAACAATCTGATTGATCTTAAAGACCAGACCAGAAGCCGCAGCATTGGGAAGCAGCACTACAGCGGATGTGCTACTGGGGGTGAGGTATGTCGTAGTTCCAAGAATGGACGTTACGTTGACAATATTTGGATTTGCCATGATGACTCCTTACAGACCAAAAATGATTGAAAAAGCAACAGCTTGGCCTTTAGTAGCGCCGCTTGTAGCTGAATTGCTTGCAAGAAGTTTTACAGTTCCTGCGGCATTTTTAAAATACAACTTTTCATCAGTCGTATTGATAGCTAGCTCACCTGCAGCTAAGTCAGCAGCTAAAGGCACAGCAGCCGCTGTCGTAGTGCGATAGAGTTGAATGGGGGTAAAGCCTGATGCCGCCATAGTGTTACCTCAAGTTTTCAAGTTTGTAAAGGGTTTTCATGTGCACGCCTGTAAGTTCATCGATAATGTTTTCTAAGGCTGGAACCCCTTTAGCAACTTTGCTACGGTTTTCATTCAACCAAATTATATCATCGTGAATTGTTTTTGCAATACTTTTCTCTTGGTCTTCAACTGTGCCGATAATGCCAAAAGTACCTTGATAAGCCTCAATCAAGTCATCAAGCTTTTCTATCACATCCTCGTAATAGTGTCCAAGTGCCTTGTGCTCTGCGTAGGACTTGGTTTTCCAATGTGCAATATGAGCTGCATTCCTAGCATGGAATGCGCGTTCAATCAAGTCTTCAATCATCAGAATGTGCCTCCATTGATGCCAACAAAAGCCGTTCCGGTGATTGTTGTGCCTGTTATTGCAGCAGCAGTTGTACCGCCAATAACCATGTTGTTAATTGTGCCGGCAGTTGCTGGGTTAATTGTCAATGTTCCTGTACCAGTAGGAGCAATTGAAATGTTAGCATTAGCCGGGTTCATGTTAAATGGACCATCAAGCGTCAAGTTAACAGCGCCGCCCCCGCCCCATTGCAAACAATTTGAACCGCCAGATGTACGCAATGCGCCACCAGCAGAGCTTGCGGCATCAAAATGAGGGCTTACAAACTTTGTGCTTGCAGTAACTGTCGTGCCTGTAATAGCTGCAGCAGTTGTGCCGCCAATTGTTGTGCCATCAATTGCCCCACCAGTCACAGCCACAGAAGTTGCATTCTGCGTGGACATTGTTCCTAAACCAGTAATGTCTGTATTTGGAATTGTTGCTGACGCCGTTAAAGCCGTTGTACCAGTGCCTTTGACATAGCCTGTTAAGGTTGTTGCACCAGTACCACCATTGCTTACAACAAGAGTTCCAGCTAAAGAAATTGCTCCAGAAGTTGCTGTATTTGGCGTGAAGCCGGTTGTACCGGCGCTGAAAGTAGTAACACCACCGGCAGGCGCTGGTTGCCATGAAGCAGTTGTGCCGTTAGACGATAAAAGATAACCATTAGCGCCAATAGCCAAGCGAGTTGCACTGTTTGTGCCATTGCCAAGAATCAAGTCACCTGTTGCGGTAATAGGCGATAAAGCATTAAACGCGGCAGAAGCCGTGGTCTGACCTGTACCGCCAGAACCAATGGCCAATGTTGTAGACAAGCCTGCAGCAGTGCCGGTTGTATTCTGGTTCCAAGTTGGAATAGAACCTGCCAAGTCTGCATAAGCAATACTGACAACTCCAGTTTGACCGTTGACTGAGCTAACCAAATTGGTCTGGTCAATCTTTTGCCAAACTGTACCGTTAAAAATTGCCCAGTCACCGACTTGCCAATCAGTGATACCGTTCAGATTAGTTGAACCAGCAACCGAGACAACGTAGTAGTAACCGTTAACACCTACACTAGAAACCAACGTAGGCGTGTTAGTTGATGCGTTCCAAGAACCTTGGTAAGACAAACCGCCAGTAAAACTTGCAGTTGTGGCGCTTGTAATCACACCCTTAGCATTGACAGTCAATATTGGAATTGCTGTAGAAGAACCGTAAGTATTTGCTGACACACCAGAAGCCGGCAAGTCAGCATTGACTAAAGCTCTAAAAGCTGTTGGCGCCGCTGCACCTGCAGCAGGGCCTGCGTAAACCACATTGGCAGGTTGATCCACAACTAACAGTGCAGAACCCCATGTAGGCGCTCCTGCTCCGCCAGACACTAATACCTGGCCTGCAAGACCAGCAGGCCCAACATATAAACCGTCAGCGCCTGACCAAATAATTGCCCCAGGCTGCATCACTAAGCTACGCGCTGTGCCGCCGTTACTTAAACCAAGCAGATTGTCTACCTGGTCATCAGCAGAAAGGTCAACTGCAGGGTGCTTGTGGTCACTACGTGCAAGAGTGTTTGCCACACCTGCAGAACCGGCTTGAAAACCAGCTTGTGGAGCACTTGCGCTATAACTAGCTGCAAGGGTAACGTTACCGCTAAGAGCACCACCGCCAGTTAGACCATTACCAGCAATAACTTGCGTGCTTGTAGGAACATAACCAGAAATTGTAGCAGGAATTGTAGTTGCTGCAGTTACTCGGCCTGTACTATCAACAGTAAACACCGGGATGT